CTTGTTTCTCCAACTGCTTCAGGCAAGTCGTTCATTATATGGCTCTTAACTCAATGGTACGGTGACTGTAAGACTCTAATCATAGTACCCACAACTTCGTTAGTTCACCAAATGAGATCTGATTTCGTTGAGTATGGGTCGAATGAGAATGATATCCACATGATTATGAGTGGTCAGGAAAAGAATACGGATTGCAGAATAGTTGTATCGACCTGGCAGTCTCTATACAAGATGCGTAAGGATTACTTCTCTCAGTATGACGTTGTGATAGGCGACGAGTGTCATCTTTTCAAAGCAAAGTCGCTCACATCTATAATGACAAAGCTTATTGACTGTAAGTATAGGTTTGGATTTACAGGAACACTCGATGGAACGCAAACTCATAAGTTAGTACTCGAGGGGTTGTTTGGAAGATCAAAACAGTTCGTTAAGACTCGCGAGTTGATCGATAATAATGTACTTGCAAACTTTAGAATAAAAGCTCTTGTTCTGAAATATACAGATAGTGAAAGAAAACAAGTATCAAAGATGAAGTATCAGGATGAGATCGACTTCATAGTTGGAAATACGAGAAGAAATAAATTTATAAAGAGCTTAGCGGTATCGTTAACGGGTAATACACTTTTATTGTTTCAGTATGTTGACAAACACGGTAGAATATTATATGATGAAATCAATAAAGTTGTTCAGAGCAACAGAAAGGTTTTCTTTGTATATGGTGGAACGAACGCAGAGACAAGGGAGCAGATTAGGGCCATTACCGAAGAAGAAGCAAACGCAATCATCATTGCTTCATATGGTACATTTAGTACTGGCATTAATATTCGCAATCTTCATAACATTATTTTTGCTTCTCCCACTAAGTCTCGTATACGTAATTTGCAGTCTATTGGCCGCGGTTTGCGAAAGGGCCAGTCGAAAGATAAGGCAACTCTCTACGACATAGCTGATGATATCAGAAACAAAAGTAAGGTTAATTATACTTTAAAACATTTTGCCGAAAGAATTAAGATATACAATGAAGAAGAGTTTGAATATAAGATCTATAATATCAACTTATAGAGGAAAGAATCATGGAAGGCAACATTATATATTTCAAGCTAATTACGGGTGAGCATATTGTTTCATTCGTAGATGCAGCTGATGATGAATTTGTACAGCTGCATAAACCACTGCAACTTTTTGTGCAGAATGGAATAGGTGGTGCTGCTGTAAGAGTTGCTAAGTGGATACCGTTTGTTAATGCATCTGATGTCTCCATAAAAGCAAATCACGTTATGGTATATGCTGAACCGAGCGATGATATTGCAGATTATTATCTTGAAGCAATTGAGACTCTCGCAAGAAATGAAAACGAAGAAAAAACTGATATTGAAAAAGAATTCATTGATGAGGAAACAACAATGGCTCTATACGAAAAGTTTTCAAATACAAGTATTACGGTGCACTAATGGCTAAAAAGAAATCAATTCATTACGTAAATAATAAAGAATTTCTTGCAGCAATGATAGAGTACAAAGGTCAAGTTGCAGAAGCTACAGCAGCAGGAAAGGAACGACCTCCGGTAAGTCAATATGTGGGTGAATGTATCATGAAGATAGCTGTTCATCTATCACACAAACCGAACTTTATCAACTACACATTTAAAGAAGAAATGATCTCGGATGGTATAGAGAATTGTCTACAGTACATAGATAACTTTAACCCAGAAAAATCTCAGAATCCTTTCGCATACTTTACTCAAATCATCTACTATGCATTCCTTCGTCGTATTCAAAAAGAAAAGAAACACATGTATACCAAGTACAAGCTGATGGGTGAGATGGAAGTAATGAATCTTACGAGTGATTCGCAGAGCCATGATGATAGTTATGTTCCACAGGGTAAGATGAGCGAGTGGAGCAAAGATCATGTAGGCAACTTTATACAAAACTTTGAAGAAACAAAACGTCGTAAGAAGAATCAGAATACAACTGCAATTGACGTGTTGATGGACGAATGAAAGCAGCTTTAATTACCGATACACACTTCGGCGCAAGGAATGATAGTAAGGTATTCCTACAATACTTCGAAAAATTTTATGATAATGTGTTCTTTCCTTATCTCGAGGAGCACAGCATTAAGACCATATTTCATCTCGGTGATATCGTTGACAGACGTAAGTTCATCAACTATGTAACTCTTCGTGAGTTCAAAGAGATGTTCGTGCAGCGCTGTATTGACATGAATATTGAGGTGCATGCGATAGTCGGTAACCACGACATACCGTATCGTAATACGAATGAAGTTAATGCACTCAATGAATTATTTGGAGACAAACATAATCTTATTCACATCTATTCTCAACCACAGAGTGTAGAGTGGCAAGGATGCGATATCGCTATGTTGCCGTGGATAAACAACGCTAACTATGCAGAGTCGATGCAGTTCGTAAAAAACACGAAGGCGCAGATTCTTTTTGGCCATCTTGAGATCAAGGGTTTTGAAATGTATCGTGGAATGCCGAACCCTCACGGGTTAGAGACAGCTCTCTTCGATAAGTTCGATATGGTATGCTCTGGTCACTTTCATCATAGATCGAATCGTGGAAACATTCACTACCTTGGCAATCCTTACGAGATGTTTTGGAATGATTATAATGATCAGCGAGGATTTCATCTATTCGATTCTACAGAAAGAGAGTTGACATTCATACAAAATCCATATAGAATATTTAATAAGATCTGGTACGATGATAGTGATATGGTACTGGAAAAGTTTTTAGAAAGTTTTGATTTTGATTCATATAAGGATACCTACGTTAAGGTTATCGTACAGAACAAGAGCAATCCATACTGGTTCGATATTGTACTGGATAATCTATACAAAGCAAACCCTGCAAACGTTTCTATCGTTGACGATAACAAGAATGCAGATCTACAAAGTGAGGAAGAAATTATTAGCGAGGCAGAAGATACATTGACATCTCTCTACAAGTATGTAGATCAACTTAACACAAACGTAGATAAATCAAAGCTTAACCAGCTGTTTGCTAATCTATACACTGAGGCACAGAACCTGGAAGTTTAATGATACATTTTCATAATGTTCGGTGGCAGAACTTTCTGTCGTCCGGAAATAATTGGACTGAAATACAACTCGACAGAAGTCCAAATACTCTTGTCGTAGGTGAAAATGGAGCCGGTAAGTCGACAATGCTTGATGCTCTGTGCTTTTCACTTTTCGGTAAGCCGTTTCGTAAGATCAATATTCCACAACTTATCAACTCAGTTAATCAAAAGGGATTGATGGTAGAGGTTAACTTTACGATCGGTTCGACTGAGTATAGAGTCGTACGTGGTGAAAAGCCGAAACTCTTCGAGATATACAAGGATGGTAATCTTATCAATCAGGTTGCTTCTCGAAGAGAGTACCAAGTTCTTCTTGAACAAAATATTCTCAAACTTAACTATAACTCATTTACACAGATAGTTATACTCGGCTCATCGACATTTGTACCTTTCATGCAGTTACCTGCTCAACAACGTCGCGACATCATTGAGGATCTACTTGACATTAAGATATTTACAACGATGAACGTGTTATTAAAGGAACGACTTTCAGATAACAAACTCAAGATTAATGACGTTAAGAATGCGCTTATGGTTGAGGATGAAAAACTCAACGTTCATGAGAACTATATCCATGAGATAGAGACAAAGAACCGTGCACGTATTGCTAATCTTATGGCAGAGGTTGATAAGTCAGAGTCATCCATCAGCCGACTTGAGATCTCTATCGAGTCGAACAATACAAAGATCAAAGAGTTACAGGATTCTATCACTGACGAAGAATCAGTACATAAGAAGCTGCAGGACATACTTAAGATCGAGTCTAAGTTCGATGATAAGATTAAGAAGATTAGGAGAGACATAAAGTTTTTCCAAGATAACGATCATTGTCCTACCTGTGATCAGGATATTGATGAATCAATCAAAGGCGCTAAGATCACAGAAGGAAAGAACAAGGTCGATGAAGTTACTGATGCTCTTGATAAACTACAGGTAGAGCTTAATAAAGAAAATCAGCGACTCCTCGATATCGGCGAAGTGAATAAAGAGATTCAAGAGCATCTTACGAAGGTGACTGACGAGAACAATCAGATCTCATCCCTTAATAGATACATCAAGCAGATGAGAGAAAGTATCGATACAGAAGTATCAGATAGTACAGATCTCAAGGCTGAAAACAATAAGCTTCGAAAAATCAAGAAAGGTATAGAAGCTCTCGAGAAGAAGAGAAAAGAACATATCAATGAGAAAGAGCTTCTCGATGTTGCTTTTGAGATGTTACGCGATAAGGGAATCAAGACTCAGATAGTTCGTCAATACATACCAGTGATGAATAAATTAGTTAATAAATATCTGGCAGCAATGGAGTTCTTTGTAAGTTTTGAACTCGATGAAAAATTTGAAGAAACAATTAAATCGAGGCATAGAGATAGCTTTAGTTATTCATCATTCAGTGAAGGTGAAAAGATGCGTATCGATCTTTCTCTGTTACTTACTTGGAGATCGATCGCTAAGATGAAGAACTCAACGAACACAAATCTCTTAATACTCGATGAAGTATTTGATGCATCACTCGATTCGAATGGTTGTGATGAGTTCTTAAAATTGCTAAATGAGCTAGGACAAGATACCAACATATTTGTTATCAGTCACAAGGGTGATATCTTGCAAGATAAGTTTCGCTCAGTGATTCGGTTTGAAAAACATAAAAATTTCAGTAGGATTGCAACATGATTTTACACAAAGCCGACCCGAAACGAGCATACTTAATAGAGGACGATCCAGTACGACCTAACATTAGCTATGCGTTTAGAACGTCTGTTAACAAAGATTTCTTTGTATACGAAAATGAATTTACAGGTGATGCTGCAGCTTGTATATGTGTATCATACAATGACCAGGTTCCGAAGAGTATGAGTGATCTCGTAGAGTTTCCAGATTTTAATGACCCTGCTAGTATTGCTGTGTTCTATACGGTATGGTCATATCAGAAAGGAGCAGGGCGAGATATTGTCTTTAAGACGGTAGATTGGATAAAAGAAAATAAACCGCATATACATAGGTTCGTAACACTTTCTCCAAAGACTAAGATGGCAGAACGTT